GGCCTTAAAAATGAGCAGGTTTACGGAAGTTTAGAACATAAAAAGCAAGTAGTGCCGCATCTAAGATGGGAAAACATGCCGGGGATTTTGACTCATGAGGTTGCTGAAGAAGAATGGGGGTATTTGCGTCTGAATTATGATAGTAAGGCAATGCAAAAAGAATTTTCTAAAATAAATCTAACATATCATACCGCAGGCCCAATGACCGTTCGCGACTTCCTACAACATTTCGGCACAGATATTTGCCGCAAAATTCACCCAAATATTTGGGTCGATAGATGTCTGCAAGACATTCAGCTAGAGCAACCACTACTCGCAGTAATAGATGATTGTAGATTTCCTAATGAAGTTGAAGCTATTCAAGAAATAGGCGGCAAGGTTATCGGACTTACTCGCTCTACTGAAGGGGTAGATCATCATTCCAGCGAACAGGAAATAAAAAAGAGCTGGGACACAATAGATCATGTTATCGACAATCAAGATATGACAATACATGAAACATGCGCAGCTATTATTGAGGCAATCAAAGACTTTGGTTGGCTTCAAGAGGAAATTGTATCGGATTCAAAAAATCCAAAGAAAAGAAAAATTCACACTATTAAGTAAGGTTTTAAATGATTGTTACCTATATACGTAGCTCTAGCTACAACAACTACGAATATTGCCAAATGCAATACTTCATTACATATGTTTTAGGACACCAAAGCCTGTCAGGAAAGAAGGCGCAGTTAGGCACAGTCGTACATAAAACCTTAGAAGTTCTTGCAGCCTGCGCAAAAAAACTGCAAGAAAATCCAGAGAAAAAAAGTTTATATATTAACGATGACGCTATCGGAAAAGTCAACTTTACTCCTAGATCATTAGGTACTAAAAAGTTTGTCTCAAAAGTGTTGGATTCTAGCTATAAACATTATACCGAAAATTGTCATCATAAATACACAGGTTCTGATTTTAAGTTTTGCGAAACGCAGACGGCAACAGCTATAACCTTCAACGAAGGTCAGTTCGATCCTCGTAATAGGAACATTGTAGACACTGAACCGCAATTTGATATTCCCATCGAAGAGGATTGGGCTAAGTTTAAATACAAGATGCCTGATGGCAAAGAAGTGGAGGGACAGTTGGCAATCAAGGGAACTATTGACTTAGTTACACAAGTTGACGACAATATTATTGAGGTTGTGGATTGGAAGACTGGGCGCAGACTTAACTGGGCGACCGGAGAGGAGAAAACTTACGAAAAACTACTTGAAGATCCGCAGTTGTTATTGTATAATTATGCCATATCAAAACTTTACCCTCAATACGAACAGTCAATTATGACGATATTTTACACAAAAGACGGCGGTCCTTTTAGTATGTGCTTCGATAAATCTGATCAAGTAAAATTTTTAGAAATGTTGAAAAACAGATTCAAACAGATTCAGGGAAACACTTATCCACGTCCATGTAGCCCGAGGAGGTCACATTTCAAGTGTACAAAATTGTGTCATTTTCATAAGAATAACTGGCCCGGAACAGATAAAAGTATGTGTCAATATGTAGAAGATCACTTACACGCTCTTGGCCATGATGAAACTGTAGAAAAGTGTACTAGAGACGGATTTAACATTGGTTATTATGAGGCGCCCGGATAATGCTATACAAAAATGATTTTTACAAAAAATATAAAAGAAACGTTCATTCACAAAACGGAGAGGACGGAATTATCGAAGAGTTATTTAAGAGATTAAATATAGACACTGGCTGGGTTTGTGAGTTCGGAGCATGGGATGGAATACATCTTTCAAATACATTTAACTTGGTAAAAAAAGGATTCAATGCAGTATTAATAGAATCAGATGAAAAAAAGTACAAAGATTTAATCAACACAGCTCAAAAGCATCCGAATATCACACCTATAAACTCTATGGTTGGATACTTAGAAGAAGATACATTGCTTGACAACATTCTTCAAAAAACTGATATACCAAAAGATTTTGATCTTCTTTCTATAGATGTTGACTCGTGTGACTATTTTATATGGGATGCATTTACTCAGTACAATCCTAAAGTTGTAATTATAGAAATCAACTCTTCAGTTGATCCATACAACGAAGATTGGATCTATACACCTAATCATAAATCCTACAAAACCACAGCGTTTAGACCAATGTACAACTTAGGTTTGTCTAAAGGCTATAAATTTGTATTGCATACAGGCAATATGGTGTTTGTTAGAAATGATCTGTTTGACCAGCTAGATATTTGTTATGTTGACCCTTTAGAAAATTTTAGAAAATTTTGATACAAATGGAGTATTAGGAAGTAATGATTGAAGTAGAAATTACAGAAGAGATGAAAAAACGAGCATGGAGAAAAGCCCGAGAAATGGGGGTTATTAACAATTCCATTATGAAGGGTGATGGAAATATTGCAGGATTTTTAGGGGAAGAGGTTGCAAATTATGTTTTGTGTGGTATAATCAATAACACATACGACTATGATATTGTTACTGGAAACCTTTGTGGAAATAGCCAACAGGTTACTTGGGACGTAAAAACCAAACGTTGCACTAGCCCGCCTAAGCCCTACTATGATTGCTCCGTTGCAAACTATAACACGAAGCAAAAATGTGACAATTATATATTTGTACGAATTGAAAACAAGAATGGACGATGGGGACGAGCTTGGGTGCTAGGCTGGCTGCCTCACGAAGAGTATTATAAAAAGGCACGAAAGCTAACGAAAGGCGAAGTAGATCCTTCTAACGGCTTTATAGTTAGAGCAGACTGTCATAATGTTGCGATTAAAGATTTGAACAAACCTTGAGAAATAAAATGTGGAATCCTATAAATTGTAAAACACACTTCAGTCTACAAACTGCATTTTGCAAAACTGAAAAATTAGCTCAAAGATGCAAAGAATACGGCTATACCGCTTGTGGTATTGCAGATTTCGAAAGCGTATCTGGCGCTGTGGAATTCAGCGCAGACTGTAAAAAGCATGGCATCAAACCAATAATTGGCTGTGAGTTTGACGGTTATATTTTATATGCTAAAAATAAAAAGGGATGGTTTGATTTAGTGCGATATGTTTCTAATAAAAATCTAGACGTTCTAAAACAAGTTGCTAAAGCTGGCAACGTTATATGCGTCACAAAAGAAGTAAATGGACTAGCTAAGCTGTTTAAGCACAATCATCATCAGGTAGATTATGAAAATGAAGCGATTTATTATGTTGACCAAAGTGACGCTGATTGCCATAGAATTATGTTGTGTGGCAAACTCAAAACTACCCTCAAGAAAATCAAAAACATAGAACATGACTACCAGCAGTTTTTTAATGGTGAGGACAAATGGTTTTTACCTGAACCTGACGAGGCGGCTACGGGATTTGGAATCGCTGACAAGTGTGAAGATTATGACCTTGCCGGACCTCCGCTCTTGCCAACGTTTGAATGTCCAGAAGGTTACAATGAAGATGAATATTTAACTCAACTATGTAGGGACGGCTGGGCTAAATTGCTGATTCCTTCAGGTAAAGTAAAAGATGTTCGCGATAAAGAAATTTACGCAGATCGAGTAAAGCACGAACTTAAAGTTATTTTCAAAGCTCAGCTATCTGGCTACTTTCTGATTGTGCAAGACATTATTCAATGGGTCAGAGATAACGGTATGCTGGCAGGTCCGGGAAGAGGGTCGGCGGCAGGGTGTCTAATATCCTATCTGCTGGGTATCACGGAGGTTGACCCTATAGAGTACGATCTTATTTTCGAACGCTTCTACAACGAAGGAAGAAACACTGAGGGCAATGTGGCGATTCCCGATATTGACATGGACGTTCCTGCCGAAAGAAGAGATGATGTTATCGACTATATCAAATCAAAGTATGGGAACGATAAGGTTGCTCAGATGATTACTTTTGGCCGATTGCAGGGTAGGTCTGCAATTAAAGAAGTATTAAGAATTAATGGAAGTGTATCTTTTGATGAGATGAATGATATCACCGATGCAATTGCTGATGAAGCAAGTATTTCTGATCAATTAGAGTTAATGGAAGACAAGTCGGTTATTAAATGGTCTTTAGAAAACAATGTAGATGATTTAAGAAACTGGGTTGTAATGAACGAAAACGGCGGCTTGGACGGACCCTTAGCTAATCTTTTTGAACAAGCTATCAATATCGAAGGTACAAATAAATCACAAGGCAAACATCCAGCCGGAGTTATTATTTCCAAGGTTAATCTGGCGGATGTATGTCCTATCACAACCGATAAAAACGGCGATCCCATCGTAGCATTTGAAATGAACGCGCTAGAGTTTCAAGGGCATATTAAATTCGATGTTTTGGGGATTGCATTACTTAGTAAAATAATGGAGGTATGTAGAAATGAATGATGTTGCAGTATATAAATCTGTAATTTTCTCTGGCTGCTCAATTGAGGCTAAAGGTGTCTCGGTTTGCAATCTAGAGGACTGTATGATGGGGCAGTTTGTGCCGCGAGCTAAATATCAAGTGTGGTCTGATCGTCATAAATTTTACAGATTGTACCATAATATTGATGATGCCGTTGAAAAATTTATTGAGCTTAGGAGAAAAAGATGAATCACAGAAATATTATCGTATTTGACTTTGAAACCACTGGTCGGAATCCTCACAAGTGTCAGCCTACGCAAATTGCTGCCGTCGCTATTGATTCTAGAAGATTAGAGCTGATGGATGGAGGTATTTTTGAGAGTAAGATGAAATGCATTGTAGATGATGAAAAAGCTATTGCTGCCGGATTTGATCCCGTTGAAGACAAGGCTTTGGAGGTTACTAGAAAAACTAGATCTGAAATTTCTAAAGGTCCAATGCCTAAGACTGTTTGGAAAAAATTCACACAGTTTGTTGATAAGTTTAATTGGAAGGGAACCAACTGGACCGCGCCTATCGCTGCTGGCTGGAATATTAACGGATATGATATGCATATTGTAAATCGTATGTGTAAGGCATTTGGTCCTTGGGACAAACAGCGCGAGGAGCAAAGGTTATTTAATCCAATTTTTACAATGGATGCAATGCAGCACGTATACTGTTGGTTCGAAAATAATGCAGACGTTAAGGGATACAACATGGACTACATGCGTGATTATTTTGGTATGTCTAAAGACAATGCTCACGATGCACTTCAAGACGTAAAAGATACGGCTAATATTCTAATCAAGTTTTTAGTCATGCAGCGAAATCTAAACAAGAAAATTAAATTTGAAAAAGCTTTTGCTAACAAGGAATTATACATACCATGAGTAATTTTAACATCAATAATTTTGACGATCCAGCAGTCTGGGATTTGATTTGCGAAGGAGACACTAAAGGTGTATTTCAGCTTGAATCTAATCTAGGAAAAAAATGGGCTAGAGAAAGTCAGCCTAGAAATATCAAGGAGCTTGCGGCACTGATTAGTCTAATTCGTCCCGGCACACTATTAGCTAAGCATAAAAGCGGCAAGAACATGACCGAAGTTTACTGTCTCAGGAAGAGTGGAGCGCCAGATTTTCCGGTAGAATATGATCATGAATCTTTAGAGCCAATCTTGAAAGAAACCTATGGTGTGCTTGTATACCAAGAACAGTCCATGCAGATTGCTCAAAAGTTAGCAGGGTTCGATCTTAAAGAAGCCGACGCTTTACGTAAA